AGATGCAGAAAAGGCCGCTATCCATGCAGACCCGAGAAGCACGTTTGCGACGGCTCCAGGCGGGCGGGATTCCATTTATTCGGGGTTGCGCTATGGGGATACAGGCGTTGCGGCAAGGGTTCAACCAACAGTTCAATCTCAAGGAATATATCAGCCTCCTGGAGGGGCGTTAGAATTTAACCCTGGAGAGGTTGCGCGCCCATTAATCGGTATTGAACGGCTTCCTGGTGGGCAGGGAGTATGGCCTGCTGGTGACCGAGCTATGCTCGAGGGTGGGGAAACATTACGCGCTGCGATTGGGGGGCAAGACGCTGGTGCAGTCCATAGCACATTCCAAGGGGGCAAGGTTGGCGACCAGAGAAGCGTTCGGGTGCCTATGGATCGTAAATTAACGGAACCAGAATTGATCGCCACAAAAGCTGCGATGAATAAGTATGGCCTTCCAGATGCTGTCGATACGGGAACGGGCGTCACCGGGACAAGTTTCTACCCTCCACCTGGGGAATTGCCGGGTGACATGATGGCTGCATTGACTAAGGATATGGGTGGGGTGTTGCCTGGGTCGAAAAAGGCTTACAGAGCCAATGTAGATTCTTATTATGCGGATCTAACGGGTGCCTGGAAAGCAGGCGAGGGGTCTGGGAAAGTCTCACAAGAGATCCTGGATAAGATCAATGTGACGCCGGAACTGCGGGCAGCTTTTGATAATAACCCTGATATTGCAGAAAATGCTCTTAATTACATATCCCGCGATAAAGACCTTGCGAAGCAGTTTGGGACAACCGTTCGCAAGGACTTGCAGAAACTACGCAGCATTATTGGTTCAGGCCCAGGATGGGTAACCAAATTGGAAGCGGCTGTTAAGAAGGGCGTAGTCCCTGGTATCGCAGCGGCGTTTCTTACTTCTGCTTATGGCGAGGCCCAGAATGGATCATAGTCAACCCTTTCGGCCCAATAGCGCCAGCAGAGTAAAACTCATGTTCCATGTCCGGCGTGATGTCGAAGATGGGGACCGCTTCCCCGTCGACCAACTCAAACCCTATGGCCTCGTTGAGGTCGCGTTCTTTGGTCATAATGATTCTCCTGTTTTGGGCAATAATTATACACCGCCTCTGGAAAATATGGAAGCATAAACTGATGCTACAGCCCCTACAGAACAACACCCAAAAGAAGCAAACAGCTTCCTCAACGTCCGTTCCCGCACCTGTTAAGGGCTTAAACGCAAAAGACAGCCTTGCGGATATGGATCAAGATTGGGCCGTTGAACTCGAAAACATGTTCCCGAATCTGACGACAGTCGATCTACGCGGCGGATATATATCACATTCCACCGGGAATGGGACTGGCGCAGTCGAAACTTTGGTTGAATATGCCGGGCCATCAACGCGAAAGCTATTATGCGCCGCAGGCGGGGTGATCTATGATGCATCGGCATCTGGAGGGTCTACCGCAATCGCCACTGGGAAAAGCTCCAACCGATGGCAGACAACGATGTTCGGCACGAGTGGCGGGTCGTTCCTTTTCATGGTCAATGGCGCTGATGCGCCGATCTACTATAATGGGAGCGCATTCGTGACGCCGTCACTATCAGGAGTGACAGCCACAGACATTGTTGGCGTGACGGCGCACCAAAGACGCCTGTTTTTCGTATTGAGCGGTAGTCTGACGTTCGGATACCTGCCTGTCGTATCAGTCGCTGGGACAGTATCGACTTTTGACATCGGGGGTCTATGCCGTAAAGGAGGCGAGCTAATTGCTCTAGGTTCGTGGACCCGTGATGGCGGTTCGGGACCAGATGATATATTTTGTGCGATAACCAGCGAAGGGGAGTGCGTCCTATATTCCGGCAATGATCCGGCATCTGCCGCATCGTGGTTGCTGGTCGGCGTATTTTCCATCGGTAAGCCGATTGGGCGCCGCTGCATCGAAAAGGTCGGCGCTGAGTTAATTGTTACGACCCAGGACGGCGTTATACCGCTGTCAATATTCCTGCCGATCGACCAAGTGGGCGCACGAGGCAAGGCGTTGTCGGACAGTGTCCAAAATGAGTTCCTCACGGCATCAAGGTCATATGGGTCGAATTTCGGCTGGCAGTCGATACACTACCCACAAGGGTCTTATGCGTTATTTAATATCCCGTCATCGACCACAGTTAGTTATCAACTCGTTGTCAATACGCAAACCGGCGCGTGGTGCAAGTTCACGAACCAGAACGCCGCCTGTTGGTCGCTCTATAACGGCGATCTCTACTTCGGCGGTCAAGCCGGGGGCATCATCTACAAGGCCGACACTGGCCTTAACGATGCCGGATCGAATATCAGCTGGAAGGTCAAGCCTGCTTTCAATTATTTCGGCCAGCGTGGCGTCAATAAATTATTCACGATGTGCAGGCCGCACTTTACAGCAAGCTCTTCGCCGGCCCTGGCGATAGATTTGAACGTTGATTTTTCGAGAAAGATACCGACAGCCGTGCCAACCGCATCACCATTCCCTGGAGCCGTGTGGGACACCGCTCAGTGGGACACGGGCCTCTGGTCAGACGATACAGAGATAGCATCGTGGCTGACTGTATCGGGCTTTGGCGACTGCGCCTCGCCCATCATACATGGTGCAGATAACGGCCTGGCCATCAGTTTTTCGGCCTACGATATGATATATCAGACGGGCAATGTGCTGTGATAAAACGCGAACATGACACAGTTGATTTTTGACCGTGATGAGGAGTTGGCAGAATGGGCCGAGGCACAGTACCCCCCATGCGCGCCTCTTCCACGACCGTTTACCACAATAGGGGTGGCGTCGAGCGAGGGGGGGCACATCTGGGCGGTTGCAATATACACAGATTTCAGTCAGTATAATGTCGAGCTGACTTTGATTTCTGCGACCCGCAGATGGGCCACGCCAGGAAACTTTCGGGCAATATTGCATTACCCGTTTGAGCAACTGGGTGTAAAACGAATGACAGCAGTGACCAACAAGAGCAATAAACCGGCGCGGAAAGCCCTAGAAGGTGTAGGATTCAAGCTCGAAGGCGTCCACCCGTTCGCTGACGGTGGTGTTCGCCCAAAGGTCTCCTACGGATTATCGTCAGTCGATGCAAAGGATAAATGGCTGAATTATGGGTAAGAATTCACAAGCACCAGCAGCGCCGAATCCAGCCGCCACGGCAGCAGCGCAGGCCGCGATCAATAAAGATACGGCGATGGCGCAGTCTGACCTTAACCAGGTGGACGAGTACACACCTTATGGATCGAGCGTCTATGAGCGCATCGGTGAGATGACTGACGGCATCCAGCGGTCCAAGCGGACTACGACTCTCGACCCCGCTCAACAGGCCATATACGAGCAGCAAACAGCGATATCAGGCGACCTGAACAAGCTGGCGAGCGATCAGGTCGGACGGGTATCGTCGGCGCTCGCCAACCCATACAGTTATGACGGCATGCCGGACGCCCCGACAGCCGACGCAGCGGCACGGCAACAGACAATAGACTCGCTATACGGCCAATATACCAGCCGCCTAGACCCGCGATTCGCGGAGGAACAAACGGCCCTGAACACCAGCCTCGCAAATCAAGGCATCGGCGTCGGGTCAGATGCCTATAATTCCGCGATGGAGTCGTACAATCGGTCCCGGAATGATGCCTATACGTCAGCAGCGAATCAGGCCACAGTTGGTGGAGGAGCGGAGCAGAGTAGGTTGTTCGGGTTGCAGGCGGCGGAACGCGAGAGGGCGATCCAGGAATACGCACAGGCTCGGAATATGCCGCTGAACGAGGTCACCGCTCTGATGAGTGGAACGCAGATTCAGAATCCATCGTTCTCACCGACCCCGCAGACCGGAATTGCTGCGGCTGATATCACCGGCCCGACCGCCTTGGCTTATCAAGGGCAGATGCAAAATGCCGCCAATCGGCAGTCTGCGAATAATGCTGTAACAAGCGGCCTGTTCGGCTTGGCTGGCGTTGGTGCTGGCGGGTATATGTACGGCAAGGGCAGAGGGACACCATGATGGCTAAACAAATATCATTCTACGGCAATTCTCCAGGCCCGTTAGGTGGGATGCGCCGTGAGTCGTCGGACCCGCGCAACCAGATGTTTCGAGCGCTAATGCAGAAAGGTGTCGGAAACGTCCAATCACCCACTGAGGGGCTGTTAAAGGCACTCACGCAGGGCGTTGGCGGTTACTTCGCCGGACAGGCAGCAGGTGAGTCGGATGATCGTGAAGCGGCGCAGGCTGATTCCATGATGAAAATGCTTTCCGGTATGCAAGGGCAAACTATGCCAACTTATGGGGACATGGCTCCAGAAGGCGAACAAGCTCAAATGCTTGCAGAACAGGATGCTGGTTTGTTTACAGAAGCAGACCCGTACAAGCGGGGTGGCATGGAAGGCGCGCTTGCCGCATACGATGGCAATAAGGACAACCTGCGGGCTGTTCAGCAGATGACGATGCAGAAGTATCAGCAGGAGACTGATGCGCGGCAACTAGCATCACAACGGGCGTATGAGTTGAAGAATCCTACCACGTTAGGTGATAGACGATCCGCAACACAAAAGGACTTAGGTGAGCTGCGGGATATTCGAAAATTATATGAGAATGACCCCGTTGCACTGGCGGCGGCTGAGAAGGATTTCTGGGCAGTCCTCGGGGCGGCGAAATCGT